ATCATCTGCTAAATGGTTGGCAACGAACGCAAATTCGTCTAAGAATATAATATTGAATGACATACCTCGAACAGCAGATGCGGAGGTTGATGCCGCAATGATCTTGGATTTGTTTTCCAATTCCATAGATCCCTTGTTCCATGCAATGATGCCCTGTTGCATCCACTTAGGTAAGTTCTCATATGCAATCTGCAATCTACCGAGTAGATCTCTTGCAGTCTGAGCTTTGTTTGCAAGTATGCCTATAGTTACACTATCATTGAAGATGGCATAGTGTAGGAGGTATGATACCACAGTCGTTGACTTACCTGACTGTCTAGGCATCTTACAAATAT